ACCGTAGGTTCCCCCTGAGACCCCCTCCTTTAATTATGTTATCTTATTAGGTATTATAATTTTTTTATTATGAAAAACTCTTATAAAGGGAAGGGGTCGCAGGGGAAACCGTAGGTTTCCCTGCTCCTTAGGTTCCCTGCTCATAATATAATAATTGGCAATGCGTATAGAACGAATATATATATTATGAATAGTACGTAACTAGTGATAATATGAAGTATTACGAAACACATTTTGAAGAATATATTGCAGCAATAGATAAGTGTAATTTACATTCAGAATTAGATGATATTATGACAGGGCTTCCTACAAAAATAGATAAAATAGAGAACATTATAATTTATGGTCCGCCTGGATCAGGAAAATATTCCCAAGTTTTACGAATTCTAAAAAAGTATAGCCCGAGCGATCTCAAATATGATAAAAAAATAACAATTCAAACTGAAAAGCAGGACTACATTTACAAGATAAGTGATATACATTTTGAGATAGATATGTCGTTATTAGGTTGTAATTCAAAGCTATTATGGAACGAAATTTTTCTGCAGATTGTTGATATAATTTCTGTAAAACAAGAAAAGATAGGTATAATATTATGCAAAAATTTTCATTTAATACACGCTGAATTGCTTGAGATATTTTACAGTTATATTCAACAATATAATAATATACATTCTCATATTAAAATCCGTTTTTTTATATTAACAGAACATTTAAGTTTTATACCGACAACCATAACAAATGCGTGTCATATATTAAGAATTAAACGCCCAAATAAAGAGAATTATAGTAAACTGGTTACAGATAGTCCTGCATTGGAATTATTAAATGAAATAGATATTGATAGTATTTCAAACATAAAAGAGTTAAGATCTTTTTCACATATAAAATGTACGAATGATATACCTAATGATGTTTTTAATATCATATGTGAAAGCATTATTGCAGAGATGTTACATCCGGAAAAAATAGAATTTACTAGTTTTCGTGATACGTTATATGATATATTAACTTATAATTTGGATATGACAGAATGTTTATGGTATATTTTAACACATTTTATAGAGAACAAAAAATTACAGGAATCAGATATTACTGATATATTAGTAAGGTCTTATACCTTTTTAAAATATTATAACAACAATTATCGTCCAATATACCATTTAGAGAGTATTTTATTTTATATTATAAATAAAATTAACCATTACAATGAATTATGAAGATGCAATAGAATTACTTGAATTAGATGATGGATATACCGAAGAAGATTTGAAAAAGCAGTACAGATGTTTAGCTCTTCAGTATCATCCAGATAAGAATAATAGTGAGGGGGCTACAGAAAAATTCCAAGAAATAAAAGAGGCGTACGAAACATTATTAAATGGGGGTCCAGATGATGATGATATACGCAATGTCGATATAGGTAAAAGTAGTTATGGGGGGGTATTGCTTGTTTTTTTAAAGAAAATTTTGGACAATGATAAATGTAATCAGGTTCTCTCAATTATTATACAAAAATTATCATCGATGTGTGAAGATAGTGCTCTTGAAACATTAGGTAAATTAGATAGAATGATGTTATTGAGAACCTACGAATTGTTAAAAAAATATGCCAAGGTTCTCCATTTCAGTGAATATTTTATGGATAGGTTAGCATTATTAGTAATAGATAAAACAGAGAATGATGAATGTATCATTTTGAATCCTACATTGGATGATTTGTTCGAGAACAATTTATATAAATTAACCCTAGATAATCAGGTATACATTGTTCCATTATGGCACCACGAATTAGTGTACGATCATTCGGGAAATGATATTTATGTGGTATGCGATCATATAATGCCTGAGAACGTTCAAATAGGATATAACAATGATCTGTTTATGTCATTAACAATTGATTTAAAGACAATATGGATAGAGAGAACTCATAGATTCTCCATTGGCAAACGAGAGTTTGAAATATCAGCGGACAAACTGAAGTTAATCCCAAAACAACGTATTATATTAAGTGGTTGTGGTATATCTAGAATTAATAAGTGGGACCCGTGCGATATTAATAATCGTGGTGATATTTACGTTACAGTACTATTATCCCTGTAAAGGTATAAAACTAACCTTATAATTATACAAATGAATATTTTTATAATTATATTTCTTTCATTATTTATCAATAAAATAACGGGGTTTTTAAAGCTTCCTCTAGGTTCTCCATTCAATGTAAAAAATAGGGAATTGAAAAGGAAAATAAATTTAGATTTACCTTTGGAAGATTTGAAAGTAGTAAATAGTATCAACGGATTTTACGGATTGATAGGTCCCGATCTAAACGCAGACGAAGTTGACAACCTGTATCATTTGTTTTTGGGGGACGGTATCATTCAAGGGGTTTTTTTTGATAAAGGAGAACTTACGTTTCTAAAAAGGTATATGAAAACAGATAAAATAGTCTATGAACAAGAATGTGGCAAGGTTCTCCATAACAACTATATACAACTATTTTTCTTTTTATTAAATAAATTAAATATTCTACCTAACATATTAGGCGTAGCAAATACAGCTGTAATCAATATAAAAAACAAATATTATGCTCTTTACGAACGTGATTTACCTTATGAGATTATTATTGATAAGGAAAAAAAGGAGATAATAACAGGTAATAAGAAACAAATAAAAGGTATACAATATTTTTCAGCACATTCAAAAACAAATGCTGATGAGAACCTAGTCAGCGAGCAAAGCTCGCAACAACTAAATCTGGAGGTCGAAGACCGGAGGATTTTGGTAGAGACAATTGATTATAATATAATAACAAATAGTGTTAATTTTCACCAATTAGATAGTGATTTGGTTCTCCAAAAAACCGTAACTGCACCCACGAAGTATTTACCGATTGTACACGATTTTATTTCAACACGTTATAATTATATCATAGTAGATTCACCACTCTATGTGAAGTTCTCGGAAATGTTGAAAAAAGAGATGCCTATTTCATTAAAAAAGGGAGAACCTACGTTTGTACATATAGTAAATAAATTTACTGGAAGGGTTCGGACATATGAATCTTCCGAGAGTTTTTATATATTTCATTATGCACAAATAGAGGAAGATGAGAACCGAATTATGATATATGCTGCGATGTATGATCATATCGATTTTTCTGAATTAAATATTCAAGGTAGATATCGTAAATTGGTAATTGATAAAAATAAAAACATTATTACTATAGAAAAAAAAGAGGAACTAGAGAACCTAGATATGGATTTCCCTGTTTGTTACGAAGATAAGGTGATTTTTCGTAATATAAAAAATAGAATTTGTGAAGGGTATGTTATTTGTAGAAATTTAGAAATAATTAAAAAAATATATTTGGAAAATAGGATTGTACTTGGAGAACCTAGAGTAATTAATTTGAATGGAATACCTTATTTATTAGGGTTTGTTACAGATATGTCTGTATCAATGGCGTACATATTACTAATAAATTTACGTGATTATAATCAAATAGAAATACCTATTGGAGAACATATTAAATATGGTTTTCATTCTTTTTTTAGTGGTATTATTCGCAGATAATTCTTCATACGGTTTCATTATCTGTCGATTTCAACAAGCAAAGCTTGTTTCCATCTACAGATAATCTGGGTTTTACTACGTTACACTCCGTAAAACCCACACTGTATGTTTAGAAGACTAAAATTGATTTATTAAGATGACATAATTCTTCTGGAAACTTAGTTACCTATTTTGAAAGAAATATTGTGAATTTACAATGTCTGTACGTGTCTATGCTGATTCTTCAAGCACGGAAAATGATCTTGTCATCGAGCGAAGTTCGCAACAACTATCATCCGTCGATATCGCCCGTAGGGCTATATCTATGGATGATCTAGGGTTTTCTATGCCTAACGGCTCCGAAAACCCTTCAAATCAGGACATCGAAGACCAGATGATTTTGGAAAACGGTTTACAAGATATCCCAACACTAGAAATAGCAGATAAAGTATATATTTACATAGGAGTTGGTATATGTGCATCGGGTAGTATGACAGTAGTAATAATATGTATTTTAATTTATTTGGATTATGTAAAAAATGTTCATACGAATTCCAAAACAGATTTACTGGAATCGAGTAACAAAAACGAAACATACATTAATCGTGTAAAAATAACAGGATTTTATACGATTACAAAAAATGATAAAAATGAAACATATTATCAATTTAACACAGATGGAAAGTTATATTTTCTAGAAACATCACAATGCGATGTATTGTTAGTTGGCGGAGGTGGTGGTGTAGGATGGGGTGGTGGAGGATTGGGTGGAGGTGCTGGAACTGGTGGTGGTGGTGGTGGTGGTTTTGGGGAAGGAAAACTGACATTTTATAGTAATGAATCCTACGCTATAACTGTGGGAAAAGGAGGATATTCTGGACATAATGAATTAGGAACAAATGGAAAAGATACTACAATTATTGGAAAAAGTATACACGAAATAGCATATGGAGGTGGTGCAGGTGGTTATTATAATGTGATTGGACAAATAGGAGGTTCATCTGGAGGTAATTATGGGTTAAATGGTTTTGTTATTGATCCACTTACTGGCCACATATTTACATTCTATAATATTTTTACAAAATATGCAATAAAAGGTGATGGACAATTAACATATTACGGTAATAATGGTGGTTATGGATTGAACAATACAATTATGAATTCTGGTTCAGGTGGTGGTGGAGCAGGTAGTCAAGGTGGTTCTCCAAATAAAGATGGAAGCGGTGGAAATGGGGGAGACGGATACTTATGGACAAGTAACAATAAATATTATGGTGGAGGTGGAGGTGGAGGTGGATGTAGCAATTGTATTGGTGGAAAAGGGGGTTATGGTAGTGGTGGAGATGGTAACAATAAAAATAAAGGTGGCACAAATCCTGTACCATATACAGGTGGTGGTGGAGGTGGTGGTTCTACGATTGGTAGTGGTTTTGGAACAGGTGGTGCGAGCGGAACAGTAATTGTCGGAAATTGTAAAAGGGTAATCATTCGTCGATTTCACTGAGCTACGCTCATCTGTGCGCACCAAAGTTCTCCGGTGGCCGCAGGCCACCTATGAACTTAGTAGTTGAGGGGCTACGCCCCTCTGACTACATCT